CTACTTGACTTTTACCGCTTGCTTAGTTATAATAAGAATTGCTTAGAAGGCAAAGCTACCGCCGACCCACAGTTTTGCGGGCCTTCAAAAAGCAAAATTTTTAGTTGTGCTACGCTACAACTAAGATCATTTGTCAATAGGGATTGACAAATGATGAGCCTTAACTGCCGTAGACGTTTATTAAGTGGTGGCACACTTAGTATAAATAAGTATGCGGCAGTTGTCAAGCACATTCTAAGAAAAACGAAAGGAGGACAGAATGAGTCTAAGAAGTGCCCGCCTCAAAGCGGGTAAGAAAGTAACCGAAGTCATGGCGTTTCTTAATGTCAGCGACGGCGCGGTTTACCAGTGGGAAACTGGCGTGGCAATGCCGAGCGCGGATAAGTTTCCGAAGTTGGCGGCTTTCTACGGTTGTTCTCTTGAAGAGCTTTATGAGGGCAACCCGGTTAAGAAAGCAAATAAAGAGCAGGAGGCCACAAATGCCGCGCAGTAACGCTATCCCGAAACCGCGCCTGTTCATGCCGGACAGCAACGGAGGCTATACGCTGTGGCAAGAGCTGACCGCTGAGCAGCAAGCGCAATGGCGGCAGAAGATCATCGGGCGTATGGGAGCGGCGCTGGGCGATTGGTTCCAGCGGTGCCCAGGCGAGATTACAGCAGTACCTTGAAAACTGAAAAAGGAAGGAAAGACAATGCAACGCGAGAAATACTATCCGCCTTTTGATGTCACGCGCTCTTTGTGCGTACATTGCTATTTTGCAAGAATGAGGACGGATATATGCGGAATCTATTGCACGGGCGGTTTTGTTAAAGAAGACGGCACATGCGACAGGTTTAAGGCTTACAAGGTCAAAGAAGAAAGGCAGGAAAAGAGCTGTGCCTAAAGAAGTCTATTATAGCCGCGTTTACACTGACCGCCCGCCTTACGCAGACTATGACGCACCGATGAAGTTTCAGGCGATCGAAAGCATCATTGCAAGACGGCTGAAAGAACACCCGAACGCGATATGCTCCTACTCAGGGGGGGCAGACAGTGACATCTTGATCGACCTTATAGAGCGCGTCCGAAACATGTTCAACTTTCCGCCTGTCACTTATGTGTTTTTTAACACCGGCCTTGAGATGAAAGCGACCAAGAATCACGTAAAGGCCACGGCTGAAAAATACGGCGTCGAAATCCGCGAATGCAGGCCCAAAAAAGGTTTTGACATTGTAAGCGCGACCCGCCGCAACGGTCAGCCATTCGTCAGTAAGATCATGTCCGCCGGGCTTGAAGGATGGCAGAAGAAGCAAGTGCCGCTTTCCATTGCCGCCGAGTATGAACAGGCTGAGGATAAGGCCGCGAAGCGGCAGGAACTTCGGGAGCGATACCCGCACTGCGAAAGCACGATCAATTTTTTGTGCTGCTGCAACAGCGCCGGGGAGCCGCGTCCGAATATCCAGCTTGTAATCAACAGCTCAAAGTACATGCGAGACTTTATCGGTGAAAACCCGCCAAGCTTCAAAATCTCTGCGAAATGCTGTGAATGCTGCAAAAAGGATGTTGCGCACAGGATTCAAAAGGATTTTGACATGGTTATTACCGGGGAGCGCCGGGACGAAGGTGGGATGCGATCCGTGCCGCGCAAGGACAACACCGCAATGTGTTTTACAGAGACGGCAGATGGCAAGTACCGCTTGCGCCCATTGTACTACGTCTCTGATGCAGACAAAGCCTGGTATAAGGAATACTACGGTATCAAGTATTCAGACGCTTATGAGGTCTACGGGCTGACCCGCACAGGATGTTGCGGATGCCCTATCAGCTACAAGGCCGTTGACGATCTGGAAAAGATCAGGCCATTTGAGCCGACGCTTGTTAAGGCCGCGTGGAACGTCTTCGGCGACAGCTACCGTTATCGGCAGCAATACAACGTTTACAAGGCAGACCGCATGAAAGCAGAAGCGTCAAAGAAAGAAAAAGAAAAAGCAGAAGCCAACACGCCGCCGCTATTTCAGGGGGAAAACAACGCAGCTTATCCCCGATGACCCCATCATCTTGAATCATGGAGGTGTGACATGGCAACACCGAAAAACCTTACCCTTGAAGACCTGGAGGCACTGCCGGGCGAGGTTTTGACCTGCCAGCAGATCGCACCGATCCTCGGCGCAGACCCCGGCACGATTCACCAGCAGGCGATGGAAGCGCCGTACATGCTCGGCTTTCCCGTGATTGTCATGAAAAGCCGGGTCAAGGTGCCAAAAAGAGCATTTTGCAGATTTATGCGTGAGGGAATCGGAGAATAACGTTTGAACAATGGAAGGAGAAGAAAGAACTATGCAGCTTATCCCCGATGACCCCATCATTGCTTGCATGGAGCGGACTGGCTATCCGCCCTGGGCGCAGGACGATGACGAACCGGGCGAACCGTTCGCGGTTTATGACCCGGATTAAACAAAAAAAGGAGGCAAACCAATGGACGAAAGAGTAAGCAAAAGCATTCTTGAAATGTGCAATGGCGCATTCAAGGAACGCACCGACTACGAGATGAGCAGGCTCATCGAGAACATCATGGACCCGAACACTGACCCCGTAGCAAAGCGGAAAATCCAGATCACGCTTGAACTCAAGCCGGATGCTGACCGCTCCACGGTTGCGGTTTCCTGCTCGGTCAAGAGCAGCCTTGCGCCGACCTACCCGGTGGCAACGATGCTCTATGTGGCCGCGAACGATACCGTGATCGAAATGACCCCGCAGATGCCTGGACAGCTTGACCTCAACGGAGACGAACAGGAAGCACCCGCCCAGCTTCGGCTGATTGCAGTCGGAAATTAAAAAAGGAGGACACAACCATGATTGCAAAAGCAATTGAAAAAATCGAATCTATGGCGGCCCCGACCATCAAGGAGATTGATGGACACTTCTACAGCATCAACGCCGCAAACGAAATTGCAGAGATTTTGCCCGATATCCCTGTGCCGGTTGCTATTTCCCTGAGCAGCCTGGACGCGGTGGTGATGATGGTCAAGACCGAGGCCGTCAAGAAATTCAGTCCCGTGTTTGTTTCAATCCCGACCGCGACAAGCGTTGAGGTCTTTTCGGAAGCTGCCAAAGAGATGCGCGAGGCGAGAGCTAAGCTCTATAAGGCAACGGCAACCGATGTACCCGGGTGGGAACCCAGCGTAAAGCTCCCGTTCGATCAAGCGGCGGTGGCGCTGCAAACCAGATTTCAGGATGGTAGCGACCGCGACTACTGCTTGCAGCTTCTCAGCAACATCACCACCGGCGCAAAGGTCACCTACAACGACACTGGCGTGGCGACCACCGTTGTCACCCAGAAAGGCGTAGCCTTGCAGCAGAATCAGACGATCAAGCCGCTGGTCAAGCTCCGGCCCTACCGCACATTCCAGGAAGTTTTGCAGCCCGAGGGCCTGTTCCTGATCCGCATTGATGAGCGCGGTATCACCTTCACTGAGGCTGACGGTGGCATGTGGAAGCTCGAAGCAAGAAAGACCGTTCTGGCTTACCTTAGAGCAAGCCTCGCAGAGGAAATCGAGCGCGAAGCGGTCAAGGTTATGCTGTAATCCCCGGCGAAATAAAAAAACGGGAGGGAGAACCACATGGACAATTACATGGAGCCGGTAAATAACATTCCGGCAAGCGTCCAGGGCGCTCAGGATGCGCTTTTGGATATGAATGTTGACAACGTTCTCGCCCTTGCTGAACGCGCTGACAAGATGGTGAACGCGCTCAACAAGATCATGAGTGCAGCAATCAAGATCACCACTGAACGCGACTGGTGCTTGATCGGCGGCACTCCCTACTTGCAGGAGAGCGGCGCGGCGAAGGTTGCGCGGCTGTTTGGAATTAGCTGGAGGATTCACGACGGCTACCCGAAAACGGAGCTGGACGGCGACGGCTACCCGTCTTACACCTACCGCATGACGTTCACCCTCGGCGGCGCGTCCATTGAGCAGGACGGCAGCAGAAGCAGCCGGGACGAGTTTTTTGCTGGGAAGCGCTCAGACAAAAACGGGAACGCGCTCAAGCAAAAGACAGTTGATGAAATCGACCTCGGCGATGTGAAGCGGGCGGCTTACACAAACTGCCTGAATAACGGCATCAAGCGCATTCTTCCCGGCCTCCGCAATATCGACGTTGCGGCGCTGGAAGCAAGCGGCTTGCGCGGCGATCTGATACGCGGCTACACTTTTAAGGAGGGATCACGCGGCGGCACACGGCAGAGCGCCCCGGAAGAAAGCGGCATTGTCTGTGCTGCCTGCGGCGCGGCGATCAGTCAGAAGGTGGCGAGCTACGCACAAAGCAAATTCGGACGCCCGCTGTGCATGGTTTGCCAGAAGAAGGAGGGCACCGGACATGCTGACGGCTGATTATATCGCCGGGAAAATCAGCGCCTTTGTACAGTCGGAAATCAAGGTTTATCCGTGCGAGCATCTTCGCGCCTCCAACATCGGGCATCCGTGCGAAAGATACCTGTATCTGCTCATCAAGCATTGGCCAGAGGTAAAACCACACGATGAGAGCTTGCAGAACATTTTTGACTTTGGCAACAGCGTGGAAGCCTACACCATCCAGAAACTCAAAGACGCCGGTTTGGAAGTCATCACGCCGACGCAAAGAAGCTGGAAGGTCGAGAATCCGCTGATTACCGGGCGCGAGGATATACGAATCAAAGACCCGGACGATGGGCAACTCTACCCGGCAGAGATCAAGGGACTATCACCAAATGAGTGGGAACGGCTAAACACGATAGAGGATTTTTATACAAGCCGCAAGTATTATGTGCGCGGCTATCCGTCACAGCTCACGGTTTATCTCTGGCACTTTGAGAAAGAAAAAGGCTTTTTCATTCTCACAAACAAGCTCACTGGAGAAATCAAGATCATAGATGTACCGTTCGACTGGGACAGAGCCGACGCCCTTTTGAAAAAGGGAGAGCGCATATACAAGGCGCTGGAAACCGACACGCCGCCGGAATCATGCGACGACATAAGCGTCTGCGAGTCCTGCCCGTTGCGTCACCTTTGCACCGCCGCGATAGACCGCGCTGAGACGGAGATTGACGACGGGGAGCTTGAAGCCGCGATTGACCGGAAAAACGAGCTTGCACCCGCTTACAGGGAATATCAGGAAGTCAACGACCGAATAAAGGCGATCATGGGCGACCGTGAAAAGGTGCTTGCCGGTCAATACGTTGTGACCACGAAGGTCATAGAGAAAAAAGGATTCACCGTTGAACCGAGACAGGAGCGGCGAATCACGATCAAAAGATTATGAATAGAGGACAATATGAGCGACATTCAACAGTTTCTCACGCTGATGGCCGATGCGCTCCATAACGGGGCGCTCGGCGAGGAAGGATGTGCCGACCTTGCAAAAGCGCTGAACGGCGTCCCGGCAGAATATCATGCCGCAGCTTTCAAGGCGTTTCTGGGCGGCGAGGATGAAGAGCAGGACGCGCCGGAGGATTACGCGGTTGTCAAAACGTTTGATTCTTCGATGTTTCATATCGGAGACGAAATTGAAGACGCGCATGGCGTAAAGGGATTGTTTGCTGGGTACGATGATGGCGGGCTTGTCAGCATGATCTACGCCGAAGGTGGTGTAGATCATTGGAAACCTGAAAAATGGCACCGCACAGGCCGCAACTTCCCGGCAATAGCCGCGATTCTGGAAGAGATCAGGAAGTAGGCGAGGCGCTTGCCGAACAGGATCATAAAAGAATCCATTTGCACAAGTGAAAGCATAGATCAGCTTTCGGCGTTCCACGAAACAGTATTTTACAGGCTGATAGTAAATTGTGACGATTACGGGCGCATGGACGCAAGGCCAAAAATTCTTGCAGCAAAGCTTTTCCCGCTAAAGGATATAAGAGCGAGTCAGATGGAAGAAGCCCTTCGGACGTTGACCTCTGCGGAACTGGTGAGTACCTACGAAGTAGATGGAAAACCCTTCTTGCA